GATGCTACTCGATATGCTATGATGTTAGAAGATTCTGATGTCGATCAATATCAAAGAGAAATGGATGTTATTGAGATTGATGATGAATTAGCCGTAAAAACTTGTAGAATGCACAATTACAAGTATAGTGTAATTACCCCTGATGATTTTGTGATTCCCCCTAAACATGATAACCTTCAAGAAGATTAAGTATAGAAATTTTTTAAGTACTGGACAACACTGGACTGAAATAGATTTTCAAAAACATAATACTAACCTGGTAGTAGGAACGAATGGTGCTGGAAAATCCACAATGTTGGATGCACTTACGTTTGCTTTATTTAATAAACCTTTTCGTAAAATTAATAAAGGTCAATTAGTTAATACTACAAATGAAAGGGATTGTTTAGTTGAGATAGAATTTTCTGTTAATAATCGTGACTATCTTGTAAGAAGAGGAATCAAACCAAATATATTTGATATTGAGGTTAATGGAAATCTTTTACATAGAGAAGCTGATGATCGATCTAATCAAAGGATTCTGGAAGAAAATATTTTAAAGGTAAATTATAAGTCTTTTACTCAAATTGTAATTTTGGGTAGTAGTACCTTTGTACCTTTTATGCAATTAAGTGGTGCTAATCGTAGAGATGTAATTGAAGATCTTTTAGATATTAGAATCTTTTCTGCTATGAATAATCTTATTAAAGATAAGATGAGAACTCAGAGAGAACAGATAAAATCTTTTGATCTCAAAAGGGAGAATCTAAAGGATAAGATGTCTATGCAGAAAAATTTTATTAAAGAATTAGAGGAACAGGGTAAGAGTAGTATTGAAGAAAAGAATAGTAAAATTACTGTATTATTTGAAGAGTCTGATAATTATGTATTAACAAATCAATCATTAGAAGATGAAGTTTTTGATTTAACAAAGGAGCAAGAAGAGGTTATTGGTGCTTCTGAAAAGTTAAAGAAACTAAACAATCTTAAGGGTAAAATTACTCAAAAAGTATCGACAATTACTAAAGAACATAAGTTTTTCACAGACAATACAGTGTGTCCTACATGTACTCAGAATATAGAAGAAGAGTTTAGGTTAAATAGAATTACCGACGTTCAAGATAAAGCAAAGGAGCTCAAGAAAGGTTTTAAAGATCTGGAAGAGACTATAAAATTAGAAACGGAGAGAGAACGTCACTTCACCCAACTATCTAAGGAGATTACAAAACTCAACCATGACATTTCTCAAAACAATACTCGGATTAGTCTCAGTCAACGACAAATCGGAGATCTTGAAGATGAAGTTCAAACTATTACCGAACGAATTAAGAACAGAAATACTGAGCATGAGAAGTTAGCAGAGTTTAAAGAAAACCTCCAAACAACAATTGACGACTTATCAGATAGAAGGCAAGAGATTAATCATTACGATTTTGCCTATTCATTGTTAAGGGATGACGGAGTAAAGACAAAAATAATTAAGAAGTATCTACCATTCATTAATCAACAGGTAAATCGTTACCTTCAGTTGATGGATTTCTATATCAATTTTACGTTGGATGAAGAGTTTAATGAAACGGTAAAGTCACCGATTCATGAAGATTTCTCATATTCATCATTTAGTGAAGGGGAGAAAATGAGGATTGATTTAGCATTACTTTTCACATGGAGAGAAGTTGCGAGAGTAAAAAACTCAGTGAATACAAATCTTCTCATCATGGATGAGGTGTTTGATAGTTCTCTTGATGGGTTTGGAACAGAAGAATTTCTTAAGATTATTAGATATATAATAAAGGGTGCTAACATTTTTGTTATATCTCATAAAACAGATCTACATGACAAATTTGAAAGTGTCACAACTTTTGGTAAAGTTAAAGGGTTTTCTCGTATAATATCTACCCAGACTCAGGAACAATGAACACTCCAAACTGGCAGCATCACTCTAAGAAGGATGCAAAACGAAAACTTAAACCACAGGCATTACGTGCCTCAAGAGAAAGACGCAGACAGTTGATAAAGCGTCTACTGAACCCCACCAAGCGTGGGGTTTCGTCGTATAATAGGTTCATAAGCAAAGGCACTAATGACAGTCCAACACGAAATCAAATCCCAACTTGCTAAACTTCTTGCAACAGAAGATTTGATGGTAGAGCATAAGAATGTTGAAACTGCACAGTTCAATGTTCATACTCGTGTTTTACAACTTCCTAATTGGAATACAAGTAATCGTGTTTATGATATGCTTGTTGCACATGAAGTTGGACATGCATTGTTCACACCTGATGTAGATCCTCCTAAGAGTGTTCCTCATACCTTTATGAATATTACAGAGGATGTGAGGATTGAGAAGTTGATGAAGCGTAAGTACATGGGACTTGCCAAAACCTTCTATAGAGGATATAATGAGCTTGCAGATAATGATTTCTTTGAAATAGATGATAAAGATGTTAATCTTCTTAACCTTGCTGATAGGGTTAATCTACATTTCAAGATTGGTTCGTTCGCTAATATCTCTTTTTCATCTACTGAAACTCCGATTGTCAATTTAATTAAAAATGCAGAAACGTTTGAAGAAGCCGTATCCGCAGCAGAAGCGTTATATAATTTCTGCAAGCAGGAAGAAGAGGAATCCGATAATGAATCTTCTGAACAGGTTCAACAACTATCTATCCAACAACAACTTGCTTCAGGTGGTGATTCACTTACTGGGGATAGTGACACTGATACTACTGACGATACTGATTCTCCCATTTCTAACACTGATGGCGATGATACTTTGGAAGGTGGGGACCGTGGTTCTAATACTCCTTCTAGGGGCAACGATAGTGCTACTCCTTTAGATTTAGAACCAGAAACTCAAACTGTTAATGCGTTAGATAAAAAATTAAGAGAACTTGCTGAGAACAATGGTTCAGAGAGTGTATATGTTGAAGTTCCAAAGGTTAATTTGGATAAAGTAATTGTTGATAATAAAATTCTTCATGAAAGAATTACATTAGAATGGGAAGAATCTAATATATCAGAGGGAAGTGATATGTTCCCATCTTTTAAAGAGGTTGATGCAAAATATAGAGAGTTTAAAAGGAATGCACAGAAAGAAGTTAATTACTTAGTTAAAGAGTTTGAGTGTAAGAAATCTGCTGATGCCTATGCTCGTGCTACTACTTCTAAAACTGGTGTTTTAAATACTTCTATGCTTCATACATATAAGTTCAATGAAGATTTATTTAAGAAAATAACAGTTATTCCTGATGGTAAGAATCATGGATTAGTATTCATTCTTGATTGGAGTGGTTCTATGCAAGGTGTGATAGAAGATACTTTAAAACAACTTTATAATCTAATCTGGTTCTGTAAGAAAGTTAATATTCCATTTGAAGTATATGCATTTACTTTCAATTATCCACTCTGGACAGAGGAAGATGGTGTCCGTCATTCTGTCTATGAAAAGAAAGAAGGTTCTCTTCAAATGTGTGATAATTTTTCATTAATGAAGTTCTTTACAAGTAATGTAAATTCTAAAACTCTAGAAGAGCAAATGATAAACATTTATCGTATTGCATATTCATTTAGAAGTTATACTCAATATAGTATTCCTCTTGGGTTAGATCTTTCTGGAACTCCATTGAATGAAACCATAATGGCACTTCATCAAATACTTCCAAAATTTAAAGAAGAGAATAAACTACAAAAAGTACAGTGTGTAATACTTACTGATGGTGAAGCAGGACAATTAACATATCATAAAGAAGTCCAAAGACATTGGGAAGATGAACCATATCTTGGATGTGGATACGTTCATCGCAATACTGTTTTGCGTGATAGAAAATTAGGAACTACATATACTTTTAATGTTGATGGATGGGCACAAATAACAGATGTGTTACTTAATAATCTAAAGGATAGATTTAATGATATGAATTTAATTGGAATTCGTATTCTTTCACCCAGAGATGGAAACGTATTTATTCGTAGATACCACTTTACAGAAGATAAAGAATTTGATAGACTTGTAAAAGATTGGAAGAAAGATAAAGCATTTGCTATTAAAACTTCTGGGTATGATACATATTTTGGATTATCTTCAAATGCACTAGCAAATGATGATGACTTTGAGGTACAGGAAGATGCTACAAAAGCACAAATTAAACGTGCCTTTGTGAAGAGTCTTAAGAATAAGAAAATGAACAAAAAAGTTTTAAGTGAATTTGTTGAATTGGTTGCTTAATTATGGAAGATCAAAATAGTACTGGTTATATGGATTTTTGTGATTTCATATATACCCAGAATAATGAACTTGATGCTGATTTTTGTGATCAAATTATTGATAAGTATGAAGAAGATAATGATAAGTTTAAAAGTACAATTA